GAGATACAATCTCCTGATATTTAGATACATTTGAATCTAAACCACTTGAAATATTCGTTTTCTGTCCATTAACTTTTTCCTGTGCTTTAGCAACATCTTCAAGAGCAGAAGCAGCTTTCTTACTCTTATCAGTTATATTCTCTACTTGTTTGACAGCACCACTCGTATTGCCACCCATGTTGCTCATGTTCTTATTAACATTGAGAATATTCTGACTCAGTTCAGAAAGTGACTTGTCAATATTCTGGATAGAAGAGAGTAGTGTTTTAGCACCAGAATCATCCACTTTACCAAAAGCTTTACTTAAACTCTGTACTTCTGATACAATACTTGACAGTTCCTTTGATAAATTCTCAAACTGTTTAAAATCACTTGTTCCTTTACCAAGAGAATCAAGCATTTTATCAAGTTTCTGAATAGCACTTTCAAGTGTTTTTGTGTCAAAATCTAATTTTATTTTTCTATCTTCTTTTGTAACCTTATCAAGTTCGCCTTCAGCAACCTTAATTCGTTTCTTTAAGTCTTCAATATCAATAGATATTTTGGCTTGCCAATCAGCCATTCCTGACATAAATTTATACCTCCTATCTTAAAAATAATTCTTTTGCTTTGTTATCAATAATTTTCTGTACACAACCTCCAAAACCATTGCGAAAATCTCTATCAACTCTATCAAAGGGAGGTATACTCTGATACATCATCCAACGTCCATGACCATGTTCACCATTCGTAAACATATAATCGAATGCTGTATCAGCAGATAATGTTTGTCTTTCATAAGTTGGATATGGGGGAATATCAAAACCTGGGTAATCATTCATTTTTGAAGAGTCCACATGCATCGTTAATATATTTCTATTTGCATGTGTATAAGCAGAGTTATATACATTCATAAAATTGTTTGTTCTTTGATACATATTTGGCGAATATTCGCTATACCATTGGATAAGAGAATCATATACAGATTCTTTGAATAATTTATTAATTTCAGGTGCAACTTCTTTTGCCAATTGTTTATTTATCTTTTCAGCTTTTTTAATAAGTTCATCAAAGCTTCCATTTTTACCCATCTATTCTCACCTCCAAAATTTTCACTATTTTTTCACACAAAAATAGGAGAGCAGTATTACCACTCTCCATAAGAAAAGCTCTATACGCTGTGACACGCATAGAGCCTAAAATATTGACAATATTTAATTGTAATGATATATTTAACAAGTGAAAATAATTGTCAGTCCTTAATTGAATTTCCGACATATATCTTCACTCAATTAAGGACATTTAAGCAGTATTATATGTAAAATATAGTACTGCTTTTTTATTCTACTTCCTTAAAATCACCAGTTCTTACAAGCTCAACGACCTTAGTAATATCTTCCTGTGGAATTCCCTGTATCTTCTGTTCAATAAGCTTCATAAGTGGTTCTATGGTTATATTTGCAAGTGTCCCAAACCTTTCAACCTGACGACTAATATATGCGTGTGGTTCATATACATTTTGCATAATATCAGATTTATGCATATCAATAAGAGTTCTTATTTCAGATATTTCACTTGCTGGAATAAGTGGTGGAATTTCTTTTCCATTCACAATTTCTCCAATCATTAATTTATCAAGAAGTCCAGAAGATTTTAATAAATCATAATCCGCTGTATAATTACCGTCATTACTCCAAACAAGATTTGTATACTTTTCAATAACTTCTCTAACAAATAACATATACTGAACAAATGAATTAACATGTACATTATCAGTCTTACGAAATTTTATTTCACCATTTTCGTCAGTATATTTTTCCTGTTCAAACATAGTTCTATCTGTAATGATTATTGCAATAGCATCTTTAATATTTACAGGTAAGTAAGATATAATGCTTAACTTTTCCTGTATATATCTATTCTTTAATGAATCTACACACTTATTATATCCCTCAACAAATTCTTTAACTGTTATCTTATTCATAATTCCTTTTATCTCCTTTATAATTTTATTCTTCTACAATAGGTATTAAATCAGCACAAGCATCAGTATCTAACCCCATACTAAACAATTCTTCCGTACTGATAGGTGTGAAATTAACATCTACATCAGAATCACTTACTGCATTAATTTCCTTAATAAATTCTTTCCAATTTTCATCTTCAGGACTAATTCTCTTCTGATTTGGAACAACTTCCCCCTTTTCGTCAACAACATCTTTACCATACTTATTAACAAGAGAGTCTTTGGTCATTTCAAAATCCTTTACAACTCCCTGAATTTCTGAATATAATCTGAGTAGTTTAAACTTAAATGCAGCATTAATTGCTGAGTCACCTTCAATTACATTTTTAATTCTTGCATTGACATTAATTATCTGATATACCTTTAATGTTTTGTTCATATCTTAATATTCTCCTTTATTTCACTATAATTTTTATTTCCGTTCTTGGATTATCCTTATCATATCCTGTTTTTAATGTAAGAGAATGTAAATGCTTCCCATCGTCATCAATAATAAAACCTGATTCACTAAATCCATCTAAGATAAATTTAGGAACTGTGTTATCACAATCCACACGCCTTTTTGTCGGCATATAAGTGGTAAATATCATCTCAAAAGACTCTAAGTGTTTATCTTGTAAACCTAAGTCCTTTATCCAAAAAACAATAAAATCTTTCCATTTTTGTTTAAGTTGATTCATCTGTATTCTTGGTAATATCATCCATGTGTTGATCGAGGGGTGCATTGGTCTTTCAAAAGGAATTTTCCTTGCTTTAGGATGTTGTTTGAAATAATATTTATTATATTTCTCCAATACATCTTGGCTTAAAATCAAATCAATAATTTCTATATCTTTCATTCCTTTCTTGATTAAGGGGGCAGGAGAGTGGTCTAGCCACACACTCTCCATATAAATAAAATGCCCTTACTACATGGCTAGATAGTAGTAAAGACATTTTGAATGTGTGTTTATAATTTTTTGAAAAATAAGTGTGGCTTCAAAAATTACTATGAAACCACACTTTCTTTATTATTAGTATACTATCTAGGTATAATAAGAGACTGACCTGGATAAATAGTATATGGTTCTCCTATACCATTAGCTTCTGCAATAGAATACCAATCAACACCAAGCTTATCACCAATGGCTGAAAGACAATCTCCGCTTTCAACTTCATATGTATCATAAGATGGTTCTTCATAATTGTCTTCTGGCGTAGAGCTACCATTAATAACAGAGTCATTTACCCAGCCCCTACCATTTTCAATAAGATATGGATTTCTCGCACCTTCAGCGATAGCTGTAATAGTTCCATCTGTATAAAGTGGGTTAAGTGGTTCTTCGGAAGTTGAAGAAGCAAAGAGTGCTGAATATGTGACATATTCGCCAACAGAATGAGTAAGACCTGTAGATTCTTCTACATCAGGCGATTCTGGTTCAGAAGTATTTTCATCATTATTTTCAACAATACAATCATCATTAATCCAACCTGTACCACCGTTGATAAGATATGGATTCCTTGCAGATGCAATGATATTAGTAATTGTACCCCCTGTAATTGAAGGTGTTAATCCATTTTCGGAAGTAGAAGACGCATAAATTGTATGATATGACACATAATCTCCTACATGATATTTTGTTTCAATATCATCTGATTCAGAGTTATCTTCAGTTGGTTCAGATGGAGTAGCTGGTTCAACATTAGGCAATTCTCCATAATAATAATTCATATCAAATCTATGATGAAGTTCAGTCGTTGTGTCACCCGTTGAAACACCATTATCATCATATATAGGTGTTTCAGTATAATATGAAACTCCCTCAATATAACCATCTGATGTATATTGCCACAACAGACAATCCATCGAAGGTTCATCTATTCCCCAATGTGCAAGCCATCTGTTAAATCCTTCAAAAGACATTAATCTACCATTATTTAATACATTAGTAAAATAACTATAATTTGCGTAAACACCCGTTTTATATCCTGCATCCTTAATAATCTGCATGAATTCTACGCAAAAATCTGTGAGAAGTTCACCATTTTGTTCGGGAACAAGACCATGATTTCTTTTATATCCATCAGCATCTTCCATATCAAACCATACACCAAGAACAGGATTAAATCCCTGAATCATTCTTAATATATGAGCTGCTTCACTTCTTGTTTCTTCTATATTAAGACAATAAGAATATATGTACACACCATAAGGTATACCGAGTCTTTCACATTCACGCATATTTCTAATTGCCTGTTTGTCATCCTGAGATTCAAAATCAGAACCAAAACCGATTCTAATGA